GACTGGAGCTACATTAGATTTTAGTTTAACCTCTTCTTCAGTAATACCTTACAAAAAAAGTTCAGATATTGGTATTATTTTAATTACTGGAAATAATGTATATTCAAGAAAGTCTTTTAGAGATAATTCATGGGAACAAAAAGCAAATTTCACAAGTACAAACTCTGATAACATAAATTATCTATATTGTTCTTATAGTGAAAAATTAGGATGTTTTTTAATTGCAACAATCGAAAGAAATTCAGTTGGTGGAGGTTCTATTGCTAAATTATATAAATCAGAAGATTTGGAATCTTGGGATGATATTACACATACTCTTCCAAATGGTGAAATAAATTATATAGGAGGTAATATAAATGCAGATGGTGTTTTTGTGCTATACACTGCAAATGAATATCTATACTCAAATGACTTGGTAAATTGGATAAGCGGGGAAAACCCATCAATTAATAACAGCCGTTTATGCAGTAATAATAAAAATATATTTGTAATTTCTATAAAAGGAATTTTATACAAATCAGACAATCCTATTTTTTCCCCTGAAATACCTTATGGATATGTAAAAATTAAATAATATAAAAATAATATACAATAATAAAAATAAAAATGAAGAAGATACGTTACAACAGCTTTATAGCAAAATTACTTTGGAGTGAATACAATACAATCACACTGGCCGCATGGGTATGTACAAAATACAAGAATAAGGAAGAAATGCCCCAGAGAATACGAAACCATGAATGCACGCACGCAAGACAATGGGTAGAGTGTATGCTTGCAAGTGGAGTTGTTATATGGGCCCTGGTTCTTTTTGCAGGAATATCTGCATTATGGTTTGCATTGTCTTTTCTTTCATTCTACATTCTGTATGTATTGGAATGGCTTGTAAAGATACCATTCTACGGTAAGAACGCATACGAGAATATCTCTTTTGAGCGTGAAGCCTATGCTTGTGAGAATGACAACAATTACATCGAAAACGGTGATTACTTTGAATGGATAAGATACATTTTAAGATAATCGTATTAATACCTTTTTATTAACATAAAATCAAAGATATATGACACAGCTTAATTTTACAAAGAATGGTAATTCATGGATTTCAGATGAGATACAGGTATCCTCTGATTTCAACATACACATTGAGAGAAGCCGTCCGGCACAGTTCAACATAATGCAGAAAACAAGCGGTGAAAAGTGGGCCGAAATACCGGAAGCAGAGAAGTACGCAAACAAGAATGTAATTGACGTAGACATACAGATTCTTGTTCCTAAGAGCATAAAGATAATCAGCTACTCAGAAGTTACACAGGCTCAATACACGGCAGTATGAGAACAAATGTTATAAAAAGCCTGCTAAAGGCAAACATAATAGGTGATGGAAGAAAGAAATCAAATCCTTCACCTCCTGAAGAAAACATAACTGATGCGCTTCTTATGGAAGACGGAAGCCTGTTTCTGATGGAGGACGGAACTTATTTTATGCTTGAAAAGGCAGCACAACCACAAAGTGCTACACCTAAAATAAATAAATCATATTGGAATTTTTAAAATAAACAACTATGGCAATAGAAGGAAAGAAGTTATCCGAACTTACTGATAAGGTAACAGATATACAAGGCACGGAGCGCATATACGTGTCGGACGGAAGCGGCACGCCGAAATACATTGAAACCAGCCAGCTTGCAACTAGCGAGCAGTTGCAAGAAAAGGGTGATAAAGTTACCACGGAATCGGCAACGGAGGACGCAAAGGAAATACAGCCGAACAGATATTACATTTTCGGAGAAAAGCAGAATCTTACCATTACTTTGGCAGAAGGTGAAGAAGGCAAGCTGAATGAATATATGTTTGAGTTTACTTCTGGAACAACTCCTACTACTTTGACACTACCTGAAAGCGTAAAGTGGATAGGTAGCAATACCATTGAAGCAAGCAAGACCTATCAAGTATCTATCGTATACAATATAGCTGTATTGGGAGGGGCTTGATATGAGTATGTACAGACGAAGGCTTATGATAACCAATGCTCTAAAAAGGAGTGACGGAAATATAAATTACCCAGGGATTATTGCCGCTTGGTCAGCTAAAGGTAAAACTAATGATGATGAAGATAAAGCAACTCTTAAAGATTTAACAGGAAACGGTCATGATATAACACTTAATAACTTTTCTTTTTCAGAAATGAGCGGATATGGTGGATATAATTATGGGAAAGGCAAATGGGAATTAAGAACAATGAATGCTTATGAAGTCTATTTTTTTAATACGACTCCAATAAATGGTAATTTGACCTTTAATATATCTGGGATAACTGACTTTTACACAAAAACAGGTAATTATGTTCAAATTAGATACCATAGAAAAGATGGGGGTATAAATCAATACATAGAAATCAAGGAAGATGGGTTCTATGATATAGACCCCACAACATCAACTACTTCTGTGGGAATAAGCATGCGTTCAGCAGGAACTGATACTACTGATGCCCCTTGTAATATTGTATTAGAAATGATACCCAATTATCCAGATGCTCTTGTATTTGACGGAGTTGATGATTATGGTGTTAATTGTAGTGCCCCTTCTTTATCCGATTATACTATTATAGTAAAAAAGAAAGCACTTAATAATAACGGAGTAGTTTGTGCAACCATTGGTAATTTCGGTGAAGTTGCATTTGTTATTAGCGATAAATTTAATAGGGACAATGGAATGGTTTTTGCTAATAGTTTTTCTTGGGAAACTTCGGTTAAATGGGTAGATAACATCAGTTATCAAACTAAAAATTCTTATAATGGGAAAACTATATCAGTAGGGAAAATTGTTACAACACATGGGTTTAGTATTTCCATGTATGGGGGGAAATATTGGAAAGGAGCTTTCTACTCCGCCTACCTCTTCGACCGCAGCTTAGACGAACAAGAGATAAAATCATTTATCCGTAAATACATTGACCCTGAATATCTTCTTCCGTCTGAGATTCCTACTCCTGATTGTTATTATGATTTCAGTAAAGGTTCTAATGATGATGAAACAAGAGATACTATAAAAGATTATAGTGGTAATGGTAATGATGCTGTTGCTCATAATTTTGCTTGGAGCGGTATGAGTGGGTATGGAGGTAATTTATATGGGAACTATAAATATCATTTTGATACTTTAGGAAAATATCAAAGCATTATATTAGATGCACCTATAATAGGAAATCTAAAATTTAAAGTAACAGGACTTACTGATTATTTTAATAAAACGACTAATTATATAGAATTAAGATTAATAAGAGTTTCTGATGGTGGAGCAGATTATAAAGAGATAAAAGAAGATGGCGAATATAATATCGAATTACCAACTTCAAAATATAGTACAATTAGTATAAGGTCAGGGGGAGTAAATATTGAAGATGGTACTTGTAATATTGATATAGAAATGCTTCCCGAATACGAAGGTGCATTAGTATTTGATGGTACTAATGATTACGTAAGTCTTGATGCTTTTGATAGTGGTTTTAAGACTATGTTTATGAAATTTAAGCCTATTAATACTATTAATGCTGGTTATTATGACCAAATAAAAAAAGGAGAAAGTAAATATTATTTTTCTGTATCTGGTAATTCAAGTGATATAGCATTTTCTTATAGAAATACTAATGGTAAGACTTATATAAACGGAATACTTAATACATCTATCTTATCTAAAGACGTTGTAAATAAAACTGTTTGTATTGGAATAGTGAATGAAAACGTGACAGCAGATAATACAACTATACCTAAAATAGGAGATGGGACACATTTTACACCTTGGTTTGCTAATATGGCACTCTATAAATTCCTCGGCTTTAAAGAAGCTCTAACAGAAGAACAGATACAAGCAGTAATTAAGAAATATAATCTCCTTGACGGAGTAGATGAAATAGAAGTAAGTTAAACCAATTAAATTAAAAGAAATATGAAATTTGTAATTTGTACAATTAGTCAAGCTAAAGCACATGGAATCGAAATTATTCCAACAATGCGTCAATCAGTAGATGGAACACAAGTTGTTCTACATGAAGAATATGTAAAAAACATTGATGAATTTAATGTTCTTACAAGATATGAATTTGATAGTCAAGAGTTCACAGATTTAATGAACTCTGAAGCATGGACGCATGGAGAAGATTACCAGCAGCCAAATGAAGATTACGCTAAAATTAAAGCTATGCAGATTCTTACCGCCAGGATAACAAAAGAAATCAACACGATGAATCTTTCCAACACAGAAGCATTGTCGGTAAAAGAGTTTTACCCCGTGTGGAACGAAAACTCGCTTTCAATCAATAAGGGCGACAAGTATCAGCACAACGGAAAGCTGTATGAAGCCGACCAAGCACACACAAGCGAAGCGAACTTTTCACCCGACAGAATGAGTTCAATTTGGCATGTAGTAGTAGAAGACCATGATGGAACATTGGAAGACCCGATACCGTACAACGAAGAATTAAATCCGTTATGGCAGGGAATGATATTGGAAGAAGGAAAGTATTACACGCAGTCAGGAACCGTGTATAAGTGCACAAGAGACAGTGGAATTAAACTGACACAAAATTTGGCCGATTTGGTTGGCCATTATGTTGAACAAATAAAATAATAATCTATGAAAGTAATTGATTGGTTAAAGGAAAGCAACAGAATGTCACATCTTAAAGCAGGATTTATAATCTGGATTGCTCTTATGTTTGTTGCTTCATGCTGTTTATCATGCTTCGATTCTATTTTAGGAATTACGAAGATGCAGGAAGTGGCTATTGCCATAACCTGCACAGTTTTGTCTGATGCGGCTGTTTTAATTGCTATGTGTTCAGTAGAATACATACAAAAATCGTCAGGAATAGGAAAGTGGGACTGGCTTGATGTGCTAGCCGGCTGTATTTTCCCTATTTTCGCTTCTTTATTTGTATTCGCATTTTCCATGATATATTAATTTGTTGTTATACATTACATATTTGTACTTATTTAATTTTGATAATAGATTTGTATTTGATACCTTTGTAGAGTAATAACATAATAAAATCAATGATATATGGCGAAGAAAATTAAAGAAACGAAGACACCACTAGGCGGTGGATATGTGGGCCTTCCTAAGACAAAAACGACTAAGAAATGATTAAGAAACTGGTATCCTTGCTGAGGAATAAATCAGCAAGGATATTTTTTAAGATTTACGAACCATTTGTTTATTCGCTGTGTCTGTCCATCGTTTCCTGTACGTTCATGATTGATTACTTTTCTGACGGAACGTTTATTTCTCAGGAAGACTACGATAAACGGGTGTTTCTTATGTCTTTAATAGGAGGATGCTCAATACCCACAATAATAAGAATCATATCATATTCTTCAGGGTTGTGCAAGTGGTATATGGCAAACATAACATGCCTTCTTATCAACAACATGTCCGGATTTGCCTACTACTTTGGCTGGATAGGTTACATTCCATACGTGTTTATGGCAACCGGTCTTAGCTGTGCAGGTGTTATGAGTTTCCTCGTATTCAGGATATTCTACCGTATTACTGACGAGGTATGCCTCCGTCGCACAGATTTATAAGAATAAAGAATATCTGCAAACCGTATTGTCGGAGAAGTTCAACATCGAATTTCTTCGACTTTTTTATGCATGTATATACTCCGATTATTTCTGTAGATTTGTTTATATTAAACTTCTTCTTGATATTCTCTATATGCTTGTCTACCGTCTTTGTAGAAAGGAACAGTCTTTCAGCTATTTCTTTCTGTGAGAAACCATGACCGGCAAGTTCAAGTACTTCCATTTCTCTTTCTGTAAGTTCAGGATTTCCAGCTTCGCTAATTGGGGAATTTTCCTTATTTTCAATGCGTTTCATGTCGTGTAACTTTGTGTCCAGCTAAGATAAGAATTAATTCTTAGCCTGCAAAGCCTGAAGCATTTAGAGGGCGCACAAACACAACAAATATGCAGATAAAAGGCATGGATGGCCAGTCTTATAGTGTGACTGGTCAGAATCAAGGTAATTGGAACAGCGCAGGCGGTATCCTTGGCGCAGCTTCTTTCTTCGGTATTAACGCTGGAAATATTCTCGGTCGAAACGGATGGGGATGCAACAATGACGGTTACGGATGTTCTG